ATCGCGTCCGGCGGCGCATTCCTGGTGTCTGAGCTGGAAAAGCGTGACCCCATGATCCGCAAGCCGCTGACTTCCGTCACCTATCCCCGTGACATCGTGATTCAGACCGGCGGCGGCTGGGTGGACTATGTGTCTGCCATGAGCGTGGCCTACGGCATCACCGGTGGCTCCGGGGCCTCTCCGGTGCAGGCCGGCGGCTCCAACGGCATCCCAACCGTGCAGGCCAGCGTGGACAAGGGTGTTTACTCCGCCCACGTGTTTGCTGTGGCTTTGCGGGTCATGTTCCAGGACATGCAGCGTGCCAACTTCATCGGCCGCAGCATCGACCAGCTGCTTCAGGACGGCGTCCGCATGGCCTTTGATAAGCACCAGGACCAGAACATCTATGTGGGCCTGGAGGAGTATGGCTCTACCGGTATTATCAACAATCCCAACGCCACCGAGTCCACCGTGGCCGACGGCGCCAGCGGAAACGGAAACTGGAGCGGGAAAACCCCCGCTGAGATCCTGACCGATGTCAATACGGCCCTGATCACTACCTGGGAGCAGGCGGGCTATGACACGGCGGCCATGCCCAACCACATCCTGCTGCCGTATGAGGAGTACAACAACATCCTCAATACCCCGGTTTCTTCCCTGGCCACCAAGTCCATCTACGACTACATCATGGAAAACAACATCGCCACCAAGAACGGCGGCGACCTGTACATTGGCGCCACGCGGTGGTGCAAGGGTGCGGGAACCGGCGGCACCGACCGGATGGTGGTATATGTCAATCATGAGCGGTACCTGAAGGCGGACGAGCTTGTCCCCCTGTCCCGGATCATGAGCGCCCCCAACGTGGCCAATGTCTGCTACGACACCGCCTACATGGCCAACCTGTCCGAGCCGGAGGTCATGTATCCCCAGACCATCACCTACTGGGACCAGATTGGCGGAGATACCTGATAGGAGGAGAACAACATGTTTGTAATGACCAAACAGGCCGTGCTGTTCCGCCGGCCGGACGGAGAAACCTTTTATGCGCCCAATAACTATGTGGGCTCGGTCCCTGACTGGGTGACTGAGACCAAGCAGTTCCAGCGCCAGGCGGCGGCCGGCAAAATCGTTGTCAGCCAGACCTCCAAGGATAAGGACCTGGAAGCTGCGGAAAGCAAATCCGCAAAGAAGGGGAAGAGCCGGGGCGGCAAGAAGCCCGAGCCCGCCCAGGAAAATCCGGAAAGCGGCGAAGGTGAACCCGAGATCGCCCCGGAAACCGAAAACGAGCCGGAAAAGTAAGGAAGGAGGAACTGCGGGATGTACTTTTACGGAAACCCCCAGTTTTACGGCGTCCGGGCCATGGCTGCCAACATTGGCCAGTCCCAGGGCAACTACACGGCGGAAATGTTCCAGGAGGACTTCCCGCAGTTCTTCGGCCCTGATACGGCGTGCCTGCTCCCGTCTACCATGCTGACGGAGATCATCAACATGGCCAACGCCTGCGTGCAGCCGGACAAGTGGATGGAAAGCTGGCGTTATGCCGCGGGGCTGTATGTGGCTCACTACGCCACTTTGTACCTGCGCACCTATTCGCCAAGCAGCCCCACGGCGGCCCAGGCGGCCGCCTCCGGGGCGCTGGTGGGCGTGGTCAAGTCCGCCACCCTGGGAGACAGCTCCGTCACCTATGACACCAGTGCGGTCACCAAGGGCACCGAGGAGTGGGGAGATCTCAATGCCACAACCTACGGCCAGATGCTGGCCAACCGGGCCAAGTTGATCGGCCTGGGCGGATCCTATGTGATTTGAGGTGATGGGATGAACTTTGCGGATTGGTACACGGACACCGTGGACATCTGGCGGGTGGTGCCCACCACCAACAACAACCTCACCACCAACGCCCTCACGGAGCTGTACACCGGCGTCCCCTGCCGCATCTACCAGAGCGACAACCAACCCATCAACATGGAGCAGACGGCTGCCCACGTCAAGCAAGCGGACCGACTCATGTGCAGGACCACGGTGGACATCCAAGCGGGTGACCAGCTGATCATCCACCGGGGAGCCGGGCTGGGACAGACGGTACCGGACATCCGGGCGTTTGCTGCAGACCCAAACCTCTACTTTGAACCGTTTGGGGCGGTGCTCCCAGGACTGGCTCATATGGAGGTCCGTTTGCTCCAACAGGAGATCGTAAAATGACACTCGAAGAGCGCATCCGGCAGCTTCGAGCGGTTGAAACTCAGTTCCCCGGGGAGCTGTCCAATATCGCAAAAAACGCCACCATCCGAGCGGTGGAAAAGGCTGTTGAAATGACTCCGCCAACGCAGGACGATCTGCGCGGGACCAATACCAGATCCGGTGGGATGAAGCAGCACTGGTCGGCAGACAGCGACACGACCCCCAAAAAAGTGGGAGGAAAGTACACCACTGTCCTGGCTAACAACAAGGACTATGCGTCCTATGTCAACGACGGACACCGGATGGACCGGCATTTTGTTCCCGGGCTTTATATTAACCCTTCTTCCGGGCTGCTGGAGTATGATCCCACTGCAAAAGTCGGAATTGTGGTAGGAACGAAAACCGCCTATGTACCGGGGTTGCACATAGAAGAGGCTGCCTGCGAAAAGTATCACCGGACCGTCGCTGCAGAAGCGGCAAACCTGAGGAGGCTTTTGGAGTGAACTTTACAATTTCCACAATTGCAAGCTCTCTCGCGGCCTACTTGGGCCCCTTGTTCCCTGGGGTGACATTTTACGAGAACCCTAACCAACAGGGAACACAGGTCCCCTGCATGTTTCTCCAGCAGCGGTACAGTTACATCAAGGTAAAGACTGCGGGTCGCTTTCTGCGGCAGATCGGGCTGGACCTCACTTATCTGGTGGACTACAACCTGCCTAATATGCAGGAACTCTATCAGGAGGCGGCGGAGCAGCTTGATATGGCAATGGAGACATTTCCTTATTCTGATGGCTCTGACGGCGGGACGGCGCTGCTACGCACCTATGAGCGGGAATGGCGCATTGATCTGGACGCCATGCACTACAAATTCGAGCTGCAGGTGTGGGTGAATGTGCCCGAAAAAATCACGCCCATGGACTCCATGGGTTACCAGGAGGCCGTGACAGATGGAAAAAACTAAAAAATACACCCGGGAGGCCCTGCTGCGGGCACCGGAGTTCCAGCAGTACCAGCGGGATTTCCTCGCTGCGGTACTGAGCAAACCAGAATACACACTTGCCGAGGCCCGCAAGGCGGTCAAGGCATTTTTTGAAAAGGAGTGATCTAAATGCCCGGTGGAACCTGGACCAGCCAGAATAAAGTCCTTCCCGGCGTCTATATCCGATTTGCCACAGGCCAGGCAAACGGCCTCACCGTGGGAGAGCGGGGGATCGTAACCATTTGTGAGCCTATGAGCTGGGGGCCTGTTGGGCAGGTCACCCCTGTGACCCTGACCACCGATGTCACACCCATCACCGGCTATGACATCACCAACCCTCACAATCAGTTTCTTCAGGAGATGTTCAAGGGCACGGACCACACCAGCGCCCCCACCACGGTCCTGCTGTACCGGCCGTCGGCGTCCAGCTCCGCGCAGGCCAGCGTGACTACCGGCAAACTGACCGCTACCGCTGTGTACCCCGGCGCCCGCGGCAACGACATCTCCATCATTATCACCGAGCTGACGGACCCCGAGAGCACCTTCACGGTTTCCACCGTGGTGGATGGCGCCATCATGGACCAGCAGACGGCAGCCACCGTTGAAGAGCTGACAGCCAACGACTGGGTAACATTCTCCGGCTCCGGTGCCCTGGAGGCCACCACCGGCGCGGCGCTGACCGGCGGCGCAGACGGTACCGTGCAGAGTGCTGCCTACTCTGCCTATCTGACTGCCATTGAACCCTACAAGTTCGACATCATGGTATACGACGGCACCGACTCCACTGTGCAGACCGCCCTTCTGTCGTTCATCGAACGGATGAACGACAACAACGGCCAGTATTGCCAGCTGGTGGCGTCCGAACTCAGCAATCCCAACAGCCGCTATGTCATCAACGTCAATTCCACCGTGAACCTGTCTGACGGGACGCAGCTCACCGCACAGCAGGCAACGTGGTGGGCCGGCGGCGCCCAGGCCGGCGCAATGTACAACCAGAGCCTCACCTATGCCCAGTATCCCGGGGCGGTGTCCACCGTCATGTGGACCACCGATGAATACGCCAAGCAGATTCAGACCGGCAACTTCGTCCTGTTCGCGGAGGACGGTGTGGTCAGGGTGATGCAGGACATCAACACCCTCACCACTTACACCCAGGACATCGGCGAGATTTACCGGTACAACCGCACCATGCGCCTGTGCAACACCATCGCAAACGACATTTTCAAGCAGTTCTCCGCCAGCTTTATCGGCCAGGTGAACAACAACGAGCAGGGCCGTGCCCGGTTCCAGGCCGCCATTGTTGGCTACCTGCAGCAGATCCAGGACAACCAGGGGATCCAGAACTTTACCCCGGAGGACGTGGAAGTGCTGCCGGGAACTGCTATTGACGCCATCGTGGTCAATGTGGCCATTCAGGCGGTTGGCTCCGTCGAAAAGATCTACATGACCGTTGAAGTTTCCTGAGGAGGTGCACGATGAGCTATTTGCTGGCAAGAGATACCGTAAATGGTGCGGAAGGTACCATTTTTGTGACGCGCAACGGGCAGAACGTGGAAGTGGTCGGCATGAAAAACATTCAGACCACGGCCAGCCTCCAGAGCACCGATATGCGCACCATCGGCACCAGAACCATCCAGGACAAACCCAACGGCGCCAAGCAGACCGGAAAAGGAAATGTCTACTATGGCTCCAACGGCTCCAATATGTTCCGGGACATGGTGCTCAACTACATCCAGAATGGCGTCACGGAGTATTTCGACATCCAGATCAACAACTCGGACCCGTCCACCAGCGTGGGCAATCAGATCGGCGCCTATTATGGCTGCCATCTGACCGGCGATATCCCGCTGTCCATCCTGGACGACGAGCAGGCCATGCTGAGCTACGATTTCAATTTCGCCTATACCCGTGTGGCCATGATCCAGAAATTCACCGACCCCACCAATGTGGGCCAGTAAGGAGAACATATGAGCAGTTTATCCGCGTTTTTGCATCCTGTTTCCTCTGAGGAGGAAAAGGAAATTGTGATTTCCACACGGTTTGTGGATGAAAACGGGCTTCCTGTGCCTTTCCGCATCCGGTCCATGACCCAGGAGGAAATGGACTCTCTCGTCAAGAAATCCACCAAAACCGAAAAAATCAAAGGGCCTCAAACCGAGCACTTTGACGCATTGGAGTTCAACCGTCGTCTGATCGTGGCGTCAACCGTGGAGCCCAACTTTGCGGAAAAGGATCTGTGCGACGCCTACGGCGTGGTTTCTCCCCTGCTGGTGCCGGTCAAGATGCTGCTCCCCGGAGAGTACAAGAAGCTCCTGGCGGCCATTACGGAGCTGAACGGAATTAGCGACCCGGATGACAAAAAGGACGACGAGGACAGCGAGGAAAAAAACTAATTGACGGGGGCCACATGGATCTGGACATGCTGGCGGCCTATTACTGCTTTGTCAACCTTGGCTGGCCCCCGTCAAAATTCGATGATCTCCCGTACTATGAAAAGCGGCTGGTGATCCTGTTTGTCCTCCGGGAGCTGACCTCCCGAAAAAAAGAGCAGGAAGCCGCAGAATCCAAAATGAAGGGGTGAGTATGTGGCAACCATTCAGGATACGTTGGTATTGAATGACCAATACTCTCCTGCGCTGAACAACTACATCCAGAACTTGCTCCGCGCGCAAAATGCCGCAAATCAGACCCAAAACGCCAACCGGCGATTTTCTGACAGCGCCTCTGAAGCGGCTCGCAGCACCAGTTCCTTTGCAAGCAGCCTGCGCAATCTTGCCGGCGCCTATCTGGGAGTTCGGGGGCTTTCTTCGCTTTTTAACCTGTCGGATACCATGACGCAGACCACCGCCCGTCTAGGCATGATGAACGACGGTTTGCAGACCACCGCAGAGCTGAACCGCATGATCTACGAAAGCGCCCAGCGTTCCCGTGGCTCCTATCAGGCCACTGCCGGCATGGTGTCCAAGCTGGGAAATCTGGCAGGAGAAGCGTTCAACAGCTCTCAGGAGCTTGTGGAGTTTGCGGAGCAGCTGAACAAGCAAATCACCTTGTCCGGAGCGTCCACAGTGGCGGCAGATGCCGCTATGCTGCAGCTGACACAGGCCATGTCCTCCGGCGTCCTGCGTGGTGAAGAGCTGAACTCCATCCTGGAACAGACTCCCACCATCGCCAAGACCATCGCGGACTACATGGGCGTTTCTACCGGCCAGATGCGTGAAATGGCTTCGGAGGGGCAAGTCACCGCCGAAGTGGTCAAAAACGCTTTGCTGGGCGCGGCGGACGAGGTAAACGCCAAATTTGAGCAGATGCCCATGACCTGGGGGCAGGTTTGGACATCGTTCAAAAATACCGCCATTATGGCAGTGCAGCCGGTATTGACGGCCATCAACTGGATGGCCAATAATATCCAAATCATTGGCCCGCTGGTGCTTGGCGCCGCGGGAGCATTTGCTGTGTTTCAGATCGCCGCCCATTGGACGACCATCGCTACGGCGGCCACAGCAGCCTATCATTTTGTGGTCGACCTGCTGACTATTGGATACGGTGTGCTGACCGGAAGCGCCGGAGCGGCGTCCGCTGCGGTGTTTACCTTTAATTCCGCGCTGCTGGCATCTCCTATTACCTGGGTGGTCATGGGTGTCATGCTGCTGGTTGGCGCTCTCTATGCGGGCGTAGCGGCCTACAACAAGCTGACGGACTCCAGTGTTTCGGCCACTGGAATTATCGCCGGCGCATTTTACGTGCTGGGGTCGTTCGTTCTGAACAGTACCATTATCCCGCTGCAGAGAGGATTTGCATCATTTGCAAATTTCATCGGAAATGTGTTCAACGACCCTGTGACCGCTGTAAAGGTCCTGTTTTACGACATGTCCATCACTGTGATTGGCTATATCCAGAGTTTGGTGGGCGGTATTGAGGACCTTATCAACGCCATTCCCGGCGTGGAAGTCAACCTTACTTCCGGCATCGACAGCCTGTACAATCGGCTCCAGAGCAGCCGGCAGGCGGCTATTTCCGCGGGGAGCTACAAGGAGTATATCACCCCCTGGGAATACAAGGATCTTGGAACGTCTTTTGCAAACGGCTACAAATGGGGAAGCAATTTAAATTTGTTTTCGGGTGAAAATTATGCTCTCGGGAATTATGACAGCGTTCCCACCTATGACCAGGTCTCTGGCATCGCGGACAGCGTGTCCGGGATTGAGAAGTCTGTGAGCATGATGGACGAAGATCTCCAATCCCTGGTGGACATCGCCGCACGGCGGTACGTCAACAACATCAATCTGACCTCTCAGGCGCCGGTCATCAATATTACCGGGCAGAACACCGGAAACACCCCAGCGGACCGGCAGAACCTTGCCAACGCCCTGCGGGACATTCTCGTGCAGCAGGTGGCGGCGGGGTCCGTGCAGACCACGGCAAAGACATTTTAAGGAGGCGAATCATGGCGAACAACTTCGGGCTTTTCTTCACCCGGGACGGGACTGTGATTCGCCTCCCCGTCAATCCGGAGCAGCTGCCTGTGGAAAAGGACAATTCCAACGACGATTACAACGTCCTGGGCATCGGTCCCATTATGGTCCCCAGAAAGCCAAAGCTGCGGGTGGTGACCGTCTCCAGCTTTTTCCCCGGGCGTTCATTTCCCGGCGTCCTGACGTCCAACGGATTTCAGCCGCCGGAGTTCTACATCAATTTTTTCAACTCCGCCATGGACGAAAAAGCCGTGATCCTCTACACTCCGGTGCGCTACTACGAAAACGGGGAACCGTTCATGTCGTCCGACACCGGCTTTCAGGTTCTGGTGACATCGTTTACCTACACGGAAAAAGGGGGAGAGACCGGCGACTTCTACTATGACCTGGAGCTGACAGAGTACCGGGATTATTCCCCGCAGACCATGCAGATCCAGACTCCGGCCACGTCTGACACGCCGGCGGTGGTGAGCACGGAAAAGCAGCGAGACATTCCGCAAGGGCAAATCGTTGTAGGCTCCGTCTGCATTGCCAACGGACGCTATTACGCAACAAGCTACGGCACGGGATCGTCCGGCAATGCCAACGGGCGGCGGGTGGCCGTCTCCCGCATTGTGGACGGCTCCCGGCCCTGCCCCGTGCATATCACCACAGAAAGCGGCGGGGCCCTTGGGTGGATTGCAAAATCCGCATTGCAGGTGGTGAGCCAGACGTGACAACAGAGCTGCTGATCTCCAACAAGCGCAGCGGGAAACTCTGGGAGGTCTTCAACTGCGTGGAGGAGGCCACTTGGACCACCAACCGCACCGGCTCTCCGGGAAAATTTGAGTTTACCCTGCTCAAAGCCGGGGACATTGCGTTTCTGGAGGGCGACGTTGTACGGTTTTCCGTGGATGGTCAGCTCCAGTTTTACGGCTGGGTGTTCACCAAGGAAAAAGACCGGTGGGGCGTGATCAAGGTGACCTGCTACGACCGGCTGCGGTATTTCAAGGCCAATGCCTCGTATGCCTTTTATGGCATGACCGCTGGGCAGATCATCCAGCAGATTGCCGGAGACCTGCAGGTGGATGTGGGGGAGATTGATGAAACAGGGTACGCATTGCCCAGCTACATCAAACAGGACCAGGGATGCCTGGACATCATCGGCGAGGCGGTGCAGCGGACGCTGCTCAATACCGGAAAGATCTTTGTGTTTTATGATGACGGCAACGGCGTGGCCCTGCGGGAGGCGGGGAAGATGATCTCCAATGTGGTCATCGGAGAGAAGTCCCTGCTGACCGACTACACCTATAAAACCGACATCGACAGCCAAACCTACAACTATATCAAGCTGGCCCGGCCCAATGAATCCACAGGCTTGTGGGAAACCTTCGTGGCTGAGGACAGCGCCAACATTGACCAGTGGGGCCTCCTGCAGCTTTACCAAACCGTAGACAGCGACGCCAACGACGCCCAGATCAAGGCGCAGGCGCAGGTATCCCTGGAGTACTACAACCGGCGCATGCGGACGTTGAAGGTGGAGTCCATAGGGGTCCCCGGGCTGCGGGCGGGGCAAATGGTGCTCATGAAAGTTCCGGACCTGGGGGACATCAACCTGGACCAGTATGTGTTGCTGGAAAAGGTAACGCACACCTGGAAGAACGATGAGCACACCATGGAATTTGACACCCTGGCGATTTGAGGGAACAGCATGGAATTAAAGGACATTCTCCAGCAGATGATGCAGGAGAGCATGAAATCCGCACAACTTGCGGATTTGCAGATTGGGACCGTCACGGCGGTGAATCCCCTGGAAATCATGATCAGCGCATCCATGGCGCCGCTACGGGAAAGCGTGCTGTATCTGACATCCAGTGTGGTGGAGAAAAAAATCCCCGTATTGGGACATATCCACACTATAACGGTGCATGACAGCTACACTGGCGGCGGTGCGGCAGACTGCGATTCGGCGCTTTCCAATATTGTGTGCTACGAAAACGGCACAGCGATGCCCGTTGAAAAAGGGTATATCATCATCAACCGGGCTCTTGCAGCGGGAGACAAAGTCCTCCTGCTGCGGGTGCAAAGCGGGCAGAAATTCATCGTATTGTCTCGGGTGTTTGAGGGGGCGAGCTGATGGCAGTATTACCGCAGGCCGGAGCGGCTGACATTACGGCCGGTGTCACATTTGAACAGCAGCCGTCTTTGTCCTGGTATATCAACAAAGAAACCAACCGGATCGAGGGAACGGCGGACGGATGGGCGGCTGTGCAGCAGGCCGTGCAGATCACCCTGAACGTGGAGCGATTCCGCTGGCAGATCTACTCTCCAAACACCGGGATGCAGTGGAACGGGCTGATTGGGCAGGACCCTGGATACGTAGCATCGGAAATCCAGCGGCGCATGCTGGACGCCTTGAGCGTTGACGACCGCGTGCGGGGTATCTCAAATTTTGAGTACAGCCTCAACAGCAATGCCATGACGTGCTCTCTTACTGTGAATACTGTTTACGGAGACATCCCAACCACCGTGGAGGTGAATTTGACGTGATCGACTTCTCCCAATATACCTACGCATTTTTGCGGAAGCAGATGCTCTCCCAGGTGCCCGATACGTTCGACAAAAGGGATTCCGCACCGCTGCCCACGGCCATTTCCCCGGCCGCGTATGTGCTGGCAGGGTTTTACCTTACCCTGAACCAAGTGCAGCAGCAGGCGTTTGTACAGACCGCCTCTGGGCAGTCCCTGGATTATCTGGGGGTGCTTGCCGGGCTGACCCGGTATCCCGCGTCCCCTGCAGTGCGCCTGGGCGTATTCAACACGGCGGTTCCGATGGGCGCGCGGTTTTCCACGGTCAACGGGGAAAACTCTATCAATTTTTCTGTGACGGCGGCGGAGTCCGAGGCCAATCAGTACCAGCTTACCGCCGAGTCCCCGGGCACCGTTGGCAATGAGTATACCGGTCCCATCCTCCCCATCACCAACGTTCCGGGGCTGACGTCTGCACAAATCACGGATATCCTGGTCCCGGGCGACGAAGAAGAAACGGACGACGCTTTCCGGCAGCGAATCATTTCCGCTCTGAACAATCGCCCGTTTGGCGGGAATATCGCGGATTATCAGCAGAACATCATGGCCATTGACGGCGTGGGAGCTGTGCAGGTTTATCCCACCTGGAACGGCGGGGGGACGGTCAAGTGCTCCATCCTGGGGGCCGATTACGTGCCGGCCTCTCCGGAGCTGGTGCAAAATGTGCAGACTGCCATTGACCCGCCCACGTCCGGGCTCGGATTAGGGCTTGCGCCCATCGGTGCACAGGTGACCATCACAGCGCCTTCGGAGGTCACAGTTAACATATCCGCCACCGTGGAGCTGGCGGCCGGCTATGAGCTGGAGCAAGTACAGCCTCTTGTGGAGTCCGCCCTGGAGACCTATCTTCTGTCCGTCCGGCAGAGTTGGGGAAATCAGCTGGGCACGACCACCGTGGAATATGCGGCAAATGTGTATCTCTCCAGGGTGCTGGCGGCTGTCGTTGGGACGACCGGCGTGGTGAACGCCACAAATGTTCAGCTCAATGGCGGAACATCGGACCTTACGTTGACGGAGACCGGAGATACCCAGCAGGTGCCGGTATTGGGAACGGTGACGCTCCATGAATAATATCGAACTGGACTGTGATTTCCTGTCCCTCTTACCACCATGGTATCGGGAGGTGCTGGACTATCAGCAGATCTGCCAGACGGAGCAGGAGCAGATGCAAACGTTGGCACGGGAAATCGCCGCCGTAGCAGATAACCTCTTCCTGCAGACCATGGATGCCGCGTCTGTGTCTCAATGGGAACAGATTTTTGGTATTGTTCCCAACCTGACCACCGAGACGCTGGCGTTCCGCCGGGCCCGCCTGATCAACCGTCTTTCTGCCCGGCCACCGTTTACCATTTGGTTTCTGCAGGAAAAGCTCAACGAGCTGATTGGACCGGGGCAGTGGACGGTCAATATAGATTACCAAAATTATACCCTCTATGTGGAATCCAGCGCCGAAAATCAGCAGTACGCTGCCGAGGTGATCTATACGGTCAACTCTATCAAGCCGGCCCACATTGTCTTTGTAAATACTCCATATGTGCAGACAGGAATTTTGCTTTCTGAAACCATTGAGCTGTCCCAAAGAAAATGGAATTACAGCTTGGGAGGTTGGGGCCTCGGCGTGCTCCCGTTTGCATCTGAGGTATCGAAGGGAGTGATCAAAATGCCAACCACGCCGTCTGTTCAGCAAGCGCTGTTGACAGGCACCGCCAATTATGTTTCCGGCGACATCGCAAGCGCCAGAATCAACGGATCTGTGATGATCTCCGAACTGGGAAAATCCGTCGATGGATCGACGCTGACCATCACATACACCGTCCCGCAGAACCAGGTGTCGGCGGTTACGCTGGCGGAATTGCTGGACTCTGACGGGAACGTGCTGACATCGTCTGCGGTTTATGTTCCCGTGGAAGCAAACACGGTGCTGAAGCACATTATTCCCACGTCGGAAGGAGTGAGTTCCAATGGCCAATAACCCGATTACAACACCTCTGCCGGCAGATTTGCCCACAAACTGGACCTATGGACAGACCATCGGCGCATCCGGCATTGACGTCGGTTTGACGGAGCAGCACGGCTATAACTATCTTATGAAGCAAGTCAACGCCGCACAGCAGGCTGCCACGCAGATTGGGCAGTCGTTTTCTGGGATTCCCTCCCTGGGAAGCGACGGAAAGATACCTTCCTCGCAGCTCCCTGCTATGAATTATGACCCGGCTGGCAGTGCAGCTGCGGTACAGAAAAATCTGGACGCCCATACCGGCAACAAAAATAATCCTCACGCCGTAACGGCAGCGCAGGGGGGCGCACTGTCGGGGGACACACCTTGTTGGGCAGGAAACCCAACATGGAGGGGGGCTGATTATTGGAAGTCAAACACATTGACCCAGCGGTCCAGCACTTCCCGCTCGCCGGGAATGTGCTTGGTGCTCTCAGAGCAGGCCACAATGGGCATCCACTGCTGCACCAGCTGCTTGGGAATATCCGCTTTTTTGCAGAACAGCGCCAGGTACTTCTCTGCCACATCGCTCTGGCCGCTAAGGGTAAAGGTCAGGTAGGTGCGGGCCGCGTCCGCAGAGGCGTTGCCCTGGGTGGCATGTGCCCAGTCGATAATGTAATACCGGCCATCCGGCGTCACGATCACATTGCTGGGGCAGTAGTCGCCATGGAGCACCTTTTTGTGGGGTTTCATCCCCTCCAAGCGGTTGTGCAGGTCATAGCGCAGGGTGGCCTCATAATCGGAGGCGCTGATCTTGGCGTGCATTTTGTCCTTAATCTTATTCAGATGGGGGCAGGTTTTGCCCAAGATCTCCAGCTGAATATCCACAAAGGTGTTCAGGTACTCGTCCTGCTTCTCCGGGTGCTGTGCCATCAGCTGGCTCAGGGGCGTACCCTCAATATACTCTCTGGTAATGGCCCACTTGCCGTCCACCTTGCTTACATTCAACAGTTTGGGAATCCGCAGACCGGTCTCTTCTACCCGAGCCATATTCAGTGCCTCGTTGAGCACATCGGCCTTGGAAAAGGTCTCGTCAAACACCTTGACGACCTTGTCTCCGTCTTTATAGATAACTTTATGCTCGCGCTCTTTCAGTGCTTTCATACAGATAACCTCCCTTATTCTTTGCCGTAGTAGGCACGCAGATACATATCCTTAATTTCGCTCATCAGAGGCAGGCGGGGATTGGCGCCGGTGCACTGGTCATCGAATGCCTGCTCCACCATAT